CCCACCGGAATATCTGGAATAACTGGAATTTCATCACCATCATGAGGACCAAAACTAGTTGTAACAATTAATACATTAGCCGAATTAGATTGGACACCTTCGTAATCAGTAACTCTATATTCAAATCCAATCGTTGTAATATCAACAAATCCTGATGGAAGTTCAGGTTTATTATCAACTCCAATAAATCCTGAAGCTTCGCTGGGATCAACAGTAACAATGCCTGTATTCTGGACTTGAGGAGCTGTATAAGAATCATTTGCGAGAAGACTGTTGTCAGCAATTAGTTTTGTTTGGTTCGTCGGATGAACGTTCAATACAACTTTGTCGTCAATTGCATTGATTTTCGAGTTTGATGGTGGTGTACGTTTAATAAGTGTCAAACGATCTTCTCGAACTGAATTTGCTACAATCGTAACAGGAACGATCGAATAAACACCATTACTTGACATTGATGCAACATTAGTTCCGTCAGGTCCTCGAATTTCAAGATCATTTACGTTAGCAATACCAACAGTGTTAATATAATAACCTAGAAGTTGAGGGAGAAGATCATAACTCAAATTCCAAACAGTTCCATCCCAATCGTAGAATCCGCAATTTTCACCAGAATGTAAACCCACTGTTAACAATAGATTCTTACTATCGCCAAGAACTAAATTGTAAGTTGACGAAGAACCATTTGCAATACCTGAACGCGGCTCCCAATCACCAGTGTTATTGTCATAAACAATAGTGTCATCTACATCAAAAATAACAACACTTCTTCCATCAGATGATATACCAACATCTGTCCATCGAGTATTTGGAAACAAACTTTGTCCTACTTGATTCCAATTAAAACCATTCCAGTCATAAACACGAGCATCGGTTCCGAAACTCCTTGAAATTCCAATGAGTTTTCTGAAGTCTCGTGTTACAGCAACGACTGTACCGATAATTGCGTTAATTTCACCAGTGAATTCTCGCTCGTCGATACTAATCCAAGTACCATTGCCATCAGAATCATAGTAAAAACTTACAATACCTGGAGCTCCGACCATTCCAGGCGAACCGGCGATGTAAAAAGATGTTCCTTCAGAGTTACATCCAAAACTATTAATTTGAGCATAATTGAATCCCGTAAAGAATGAGCCATGTGGTTCCCAATCGGTTCCATTGTAGTAGAAAGCACTTATAAAGTTATTAAGATGTGCTGCAATAAAGACTCTTGTTCCATCATCATTAATGTCAACATAACCGATAGGAAAAGATCCAAAACTTGGAATATCTGATCCTTTCTGAATGAAAGAATCACTTGTGATCTCGTATACCCGTAAGCCATGACCAGTTGTTTCTGGTGGAATAGGAACAAAGCTCACTACAGCAAATTGGCCGTTTGGAGTCGTCGCCGTTCCACCAAATGTAGTATTAGTTGGAGCTACAAGATTACCGACAGGGAGATAGGATGGTGTATTACCCATTTTAATTATGGAAACATTCGAAGACTACGTATATGTACTTGAAAGTATGTGCGTGTAACACATTGTGTTACACAAAGTAGTTAATTCTTTCGATCAACAAATCTAAACCCAACATTGTTGGTAAGGCCATAAAGCAAGTCATGGTCAGCAGTCCATTCGTAAAGAGCCGACCCAGCTCCATACTCTTGTCCGAATTGGTTTATTTCTATTGGGTATCCTATTAGTTCACCTTCTGAATTGCGAATAAAAGTGAAGTCAAGAACATAGTCATTAAACTTTTCAAGTTTACTTCTGATTTTCAGATAGAATTCTTCAAGAATGTTATCAATAACCTTTTCAAGTTCTAAAGAAGATAGCCGGCAAAGCCAAGTGTTAACTCTAAAGAGTTTTTGTTGAGAAATGGCTGTAATCTTTTGATCTTTAACGAAGATCCTGAATTCGTGATCAGGATTAATATTTTGCCATGGAAGAAAGAACAAGAGTTTGTCTTTTCCAGAATCCATAAAGTCGTTGACACCACTATGGCCTCGAACAAAGCTAACAAGACCTTTAATCAATGGTTCAATAGAGTCTCCAGTTAGTGGTTGAAAATAACCGCTGTACTTCAATGAGTATTGACTTGTTCGAACAAACCACTTCCCGGGTTCACTTCGTTCGCCTCTCTCGCTGCGCTTGCGTCCACCTTCGCTACGCTCGGGTTCACGTTGTTCCCTATCGCTTCGTTCGCCTATTAGCTCCTTCAGAACTGGAGCATATTTTTCACACATGTATTCGAACTCTTCTTTGAAAACTCGGAGCCATCCTGTTCTTAGCATATCAAATTTGTTTGCTCGAATCATCCAACCAATGTCTGCTTCATCAATCTTTAGAATTCTAGATTTCCCTGGATGTAAAAGGTCGATCCAATTTTCTGTTGAGACTTCATTAGCTTTGTCCAGATAGTCACTTGGGATGGAGCCATCCGGTAGTTTGATGTTATTGGTGTTAAGCGTGTAGGTATCAGCTTCACGAACGTGTTCAACACTAAATGTCTTGATTTCATACATTTTTTAGAAGTTGTACTTGAGATTAAGTTACTTTCATTTAAAGGAATTGAAAGTTAAAGACTCTAAAGCAAAGAAATAAAACTTTTTTAAGAAATGGCTTACTACTGGCCTGCTTATCACTACTATCAAGCTGCTGCTCAGACTCCCGTCGGAACAACATCCGCGTTCCATAGTCCTTTGGTCCCTGTGATTGCACCGCCAATGGTACCTGTCAGTTTTACACCTGCACTGGCTGCGGTACATTCTTATGTCACATTGCCTGCGGTGCAATCACACGCACTTTTGACTAATGCTCAACGAACAGCACAACTTCAATCAGCTGGTGTTCAACTTCAGCGAGCAATTAGTGCTGAAGACATTGCTAAGATTGTTGAGATTCTAAAGGTTATTTGGGCAATTATTCAAGCAATGAACTCCAGTCAACAACCTGTTCCTCTAAGTGATGGAACACCAACAAATTTTTATTATCAGATTGGACGCCTTGCAGTATCGCCCAACTTTTTCGTTCGATCTGCAGCATATCCTGTTTACACAGCCTTAATGCAGAACATGCGTGTTGTACCTCATAAGTAATAATTTATTGCTAGTTTGAACTTAATAAGTTCAAATAATAAAGACACGAATATATTACAGCATGCGACTATTACACATAAGTTTACAATAGAACATATTCTAAGTTTTCAAATTCTTTAAAACGAAATATGTATGCTTACACTAATAAATACCCTGGGACAGACAATCCGGCATTCTTTGGCGGCGGTGCGATGACACCTGATGGGACAACGTTCGCCTCTGGTGATTACGCTGCAAGTGTAGTAGGAACAGGGCGAGGAAAAATTGTTGTTTACAATACAAGCAATTTTTCAGTTAAAGGTAATGTTATTCAAGGAACACTTGACAATCAAGGAATTGGAGACTTGCTTGCAATTAACAATGCTGGAGACCGTTTGTTTGCAACTTGTCAAGACCTTTCCACTCGTGTTTGGGACTATGATTCGGGTTCAAGTACATGGAATCTCTCGTTTACAACTCCGTCGATCCCTGTGGGATATATTGCAACATCAATTGGTTGTAATTCAGCTGGAACAACGTTTTTCCTAACAGCTTTCGATTCCAATACGTACTCCACTGGTTTAATCCAATTTTATTCTTATAATGGTGCAACTTGGTCAGCTGATACAGCCAGAAATGCGTTGGCACCGAATCCATCTAACTACTATTCTAGCAGTTCAGGAGACTCTTTGTTTAATAATTTTGCTGGGTGTAATAATCTAATTGGAAGCCCAGGTAACTCTGTAGCGGCATCTTGGGATTCAGGAAGTTCAACCTGGTCTCAGCGAGGTGGCCCGATGTTTGGTAATGGAAATCAATGCAACAACGTCAGTATGTCAGCTGATGGTGACACTATTGTTGCGTGTTTTAGTAGCGGTTTTCTCGCTAAAGACATCTATATTTATGACTGGAACGTCGGAACGACAGATTGGTCAGTACGAGGTGCGCCCATTAACGTAACAGGTTCCGAAAATATGGGAAAAGTTACCATTTCTTCTGACAAAAACTCTATCTGTTTTTCAGGAACTAGTGACCCGACTAATCTCAGATGGGGTCTTTACACTTGGAATGGTTCATCTTGGGTTCAAAAAATGTCATTTTACGATGCTCTTGTTGATGGCACTGATTCTAATCATCAGATCTCTGATCGTGGTGCAACAATGGCTGGAGACAAAAGTTTACTTACAGTTTCATATCTAAACACTGGGGACTCTAGTGTTGGATTTGCTACGTTCGAAGAGATGGCTGTTTCATTGATTACAGCAGTTGATGACAACTTTACCTCTACACCGTTCAACGTTAGCACTTTCCACCAAAAACTAGTTCACGTTCCTCCTAAGAACGTGTTGGCCAATGACACTTACACACCACCACAAGTTACCGGATCAGGAACAATCAATCCAACCTATACGCAGCCTGGGGATCAACTTGTTGCTATCAATGGAGACTTTAGTATCGCTGGAACACACCCTGTTGGCGACTACTCTTTTAGCTATACGGTCACTGATGACAATAGTGTATCATCAAATTCGGCCAACGTTTCTTACAAGGTTATTAACTTTGGTCTTGACACTTCAGCCATTCAAGATGTGGAAGATATTTACGTCAACGACCAATCGATACTCTTAAGTACTACCGCAATTATTAATCCAGTTGGTGCTAGTGACGATCTCGCCAACATCACTATCCACATCGAACTTCTTTCTGGAGATGCTCCATCTGCTGATTACCACGCCAACCAAGCCGGAGATGGTATCACTTATGAAGTCACTCTAGCAAGTCCTGGTCCTCAACAAGTTAGAGTGACTTATTCTTACCTTGGTGAAGATCTTGTCTTTACTCGTTCGTTTAATGTTCTTGGTCTTCCGGTGACTGTTGATGACTTCTCTTCAATGAGTCCATTCATCATTGGTAGCAATGGCGGAACGACTTCGTCAATCATTGCCAATGATACGACAACACAACCTGGATTCACTGTTTCGATTGTTAGTGATGGTGGACTTACTGGCGTGACTTACAATACTGGTAACGGTGGCCTTGTAATTCCATCAGGGATAACGCCAAGCGACTATGTTGTCACGTACATGATCTCTCAAGGGAACAAAGATTCTAATGTTTCTAGTGTTTATATCAGTGTTGCTTCCGGACCGGTGTATCCTCCTTCTGGATATCAACCTGTTGGTGGGACAAACATTGAGAATTTCATGGAAGATCCTATTGTTGTACCTAGTACCCCGTCTCCGCCTTTGGGAATTGCACAGCAGCAACTTGCGGGGAATATCAGTGGTTCCACCATTGCTGCCGTAGCATTGCTTGGAGCACTGAGTGTATTCCTCTTGATGTGGTTTATGGGGATTATTTAATTAAATTAGATTTAGTTTAGAAACCTGGTTTTGAAAAACAATAAAATTACAAATATTTGTAATTTCTGAACGAAACCAACGGTATCTGTAGATCTGATCGAAGGGAAGCGACAGTATCTGCAAAGCGATACCGGGTGAAGCCGAGTTTTAACCAATATCCGAAATCATACCCCACAAAGAACTCAAAGCAGGGTCATCCCTCAACCGAGAGTAGATTTCTGCTGATAAAAATTTCTCCATCATTTTAGATCCAAGCAATAAACTAACTTTAATCATTTGCTTCATTGATTCATACATTTTCATTTCATGTTCTTCATGGATTCTATCTAAATATACTTGATAGATCTTTTGCATGTGATCAAGGGGTGTGTCCATCGTTACTTCTTCGAAAGGTAAAAAATGTGGATAATTTATATCAAGAATATGTAATTTTGATAGAAATTCCCCTTTTGCCTTTAAATTCTCTTCTTCATTCTCAGGAATATGAAAATGCCCTGTCTGAGAGTATCTAGAAGCCGACATATCACCTGGCTTCGCTCGCCTCCCTTCGGTCGTATCCGCAAACCCAAACTTCCTTGATAAACTTGTAATGGAATCAAAATTTACCAAACCCCATAAAGGTGTAAAGTAAATATCTGTCTTCCACATTTCAGCGATTTTGTCTGACATTTCGGCCCGCAATGATGCTAAACCTAATGAAAGTATTGAAACAAGTAAGAATTTAACAAGAACATAATCAGCTTCAGTTTTGAGTTTTTCAATTATCGGTTCTATTTCTTTTTCTAAAACTTCTGTATTTGAAACCAACGGTACTTGCGAAGCAAGCGAAGCCAAAGGAGTCTGTGAAGCAACGCCTGGTGAAGCTAAAGTTTCACAAGTATAAAGAATTGGGTCAGTCATTATTTATAGATTTTTTCTATAAAGGATTTGTAGTTACACGTTTCATTTTTAGAGAACACTCTTCTTGTTCTTCTGGAGAACACTCTCCTTGTTCTTTCGTTAAATGTGCTAACTCTTTGGAAACACTAACATTAGTCCCTGGGAAGAATGTTACAGCCAAAGATTCTAAAAAAGTTCTTCCGATGTATCTTGACGTTTTTGTTCAGGTTTTACTGATTTGTTCACCACAAATAATTCAAAAAAAATAATTGAATTTTAGAAAACAACATGTTTACTCTAAACTAATTAATGGACACAGTTACGTTAACCAGGAATCTGGAAAATGCTCTCCGTGAAGTTTCAGAAAAAGTCGATCTTCAAGTTCATGAAATGACTGTCGATGTTGATGAAGACACGGAGTTACTATCTGAGCAAGACATTATTGCTATAATTACAGTTGGTGTGCTAACACCAACTCTAGCAACAGCATGGACAATGATGGCGACAGGAACAATTGTTTCAAAAGCTGTCGCTGTGGCTGCATTTAGTTCGTTCGGAGTTGCATCTGTAGATTTTATGGCATTCTTCATTGAAACCATGGTATGCATCAAAATGTGCTAAAGTTTTGTACGCCGTTTCCATTACCTCAGCATATTTGACAAGACTTTTCATTAACTCAAGAGGTTCAGTCGGGATTGGTGTAGGCTCAGTGTAGTACTGTCCCATCAACTGTTTGAAATTTTCTTCCCGAGTTTCATTATCGACGTAATATTCTGGAGATTCTTCAATCTCTAGACCAAGTTCACGAAATCTTAAGTAAGCATAAATTATTTCAGGTATAAACTCAAGTGTGTCAGAAGAGTCTGTCCAAGGAAAGCTTATTGTCTTCATTGCAAATTCAAGTCTGTCTGGAATGTAATTGGATTCAAAGTGATTTCTGACAGGATCGTAGTTAGTGTATCTTCCAATAAAACCTGTTACAGAGTAGAATTCGGCAAGAAGTTCTTCCTTGGATGGAAATGTCTTTGTCATCCTTAGTTTTAGATTATTGTGTTCTTGTGAAAAATAATGTTCAATATATAATTAATACAAGAGCCTCAGAGGATCTGACTGAAGCGACGCTCGGCGAAGCCAATGTATTAATTGATTTTTTTGATATACGGTTATTCAGACTAAACGAACGTTCGTATTCACTTCTTTTATAGTCGCTGCTCACTTTTCGCTAAAGGTTCGTTGCTCATCTCTTCGCAAATGTCAGACCAAAATCTCGCTCTCGCTACCAAGGTTGGACTTTCGATGGCAACTGGTGCTTACATCATTGCTGCCACTCAAGCATTTGCAGTTCTGGCTGGATTGGCTGAGCTTCGAACCGAGAATAAGTTGGACGACTATATACAAATGATGGGAGAAGCAATAGTCGATGCAACTGTCTTAGGGTTTTCAGCTGGTTTGTTGACTCTTGTTGGAGCAACTGGAGTTGATATCTTCAAAAGTGGATGGTCAAAGTCTATTTCGATTTTGAAATCGTGGCGTACTGGAAAAAGACCAAGTATCATTATTAATGATTGTTGCGTTGTTGAGAATTGTTCAGTACCAGCGAGCCCTCTTCGTTAAACCAATCGTTCCTAACACACATAAAGCCAATAATGAACAAAGTTTGTTCATCGTCTATTACTCACAATTTCAAAAATATTTGTGTGACTCATTGGTCCTACGGACTGTTTTGAGTGTTTTACCCTAACTTTTTTGTCGAGTAATAAATTACGAAAATCATGAAATTTCATGATTTTCAAGAAAACATCCGTTGATTAAAATGGGTGTTAGTCTAACCAAACAACGCGACTCTAATGGATTTAATGCAAACCTTTGTTACTTTCCAAAAGATTCCAGTCCAAAATGGGCATTCGCTGAAAGCATCACTTTGATTGACCTCGACAAACCTGCCTCATGGAATCAGTTGTATTATACTGAAAAAGATCTTAGTAAGTACGATATTTACTTCCTTAGACCTATGCCTGAAAATAGCTTTCCAACTGTTCCATTGTACAGTATCCAAGGAAGTAGTACTTTGCAAAAAGCTTTACCGTCAGACATTAAGTTATCTGACATCGATGAAGAAATATATTCATCCGGTGACTTGATACCCGCCGAGTCAAAAAGACTTTCAATGAAGAATGTTTATATCTTGGAAGTAAAGGACAGTGAAATATTCTACAACAAAGCGACAATCAGACAAAACATTAAGGACGTTCTTAATATTAAGATTCCAAATAACTTTGAATACATCTTTGTTTGGTTGAATTACAATTCTGAAAAGACTTTAACAAAATTGACCCCTGAAAATCTACCACATGATGTTAATACCAATTTAGGAATTACAATCAACGACATTGTCCCTGAAGAATACCCATTTCATTTCCTTCATTCAACTAATGATTTCAAATCCGTACTCAGAACCGGAAGAATTTGTAACTTTGGTCGTTGCAGTGTTGATTTCTTTGACGAGTCTACTGGAGAATATTTGTTCCCAAATATACAAGTAAATGCTTACAACCCTGTTCCTCTTCCTGGTATTTATATGGAATACCTTGATGTTTCTGATCTTGTGACACCGCTGGCTAAAGAGAGCATTTTCAAAGTAATTTCAATCGACACTGTTGCTACGAGTTTTGGGCCAATTGGATTCATCTTTCCATTGGAAGAAGTGTTTAAGTATCATGTTAACCTGAAAAGAGGAATTTACTATGGTCGTGGCAAAAACATTGATCTCAAAGACTTCTATTCTCTTGGCGAAAAGTCAGAAATAATTGTTAGAGCTAATTACATTGAAATTTCCAAAGCATCAGCGTTGCATGTCTTATTTTCTGCAATTGAGTTGAAGTTTATTTACGACTACTTCCCAAATGTATTAGGCATTAATATTAAAAATATTACGCTTCAGGATGTCATCGACCTTTACACAGGTGACATTGTTTCAAAACACAAACTCGAAGAGAATGAGCCTGCGGACTCACAAGACCTTGAAGAGAATGAGCCTGCGGACTCACAAGACCTTGAAGAGAGACCGAGCGATGTTCATGGCAACGCCCAGAGTCGCTCTGCAGACTCACATTGGTATATTCGGAAGAGTAATTTTAAGAAAGTTATCGACTCTTATCAGGCTTTAGGGTTAGAACTTCCTCTAATATTCTGTAATCGAACGAAACATGATTCTACCGATACTGTTTACAACACTGTGTTTGACACTGATTCAGAATCGGAGAGTATTCTGCTAGCGCATTGAATACTAGCGTGAACACATTTTACAAGAAATTTGTCGACTATTTGTCGTCAATCCAACTCAAAATATCGGTAAAACAACGTCTTGAATTGAATTGAATATTCTGAGGACTTTAAAATCTATAAAACCTAAGTTCAATCTTCGAGAACAAATGCTTTCTCCTTACACCGCCAAAGACGAGAAAATTAACTCCGCCCAAACCCGGTACAATATGGCCAAGAACTGCTTCGACCATGCTAAAGCTTTGCATGTCAAGGCTGAGTCTGTCGTTTCCGAAATCTGGACCAAAAACCCGGACCCGGAAAGCGCTGAATATCTCACCGCCAAGGCTAAGCTGGCTAAGGCTCTTGCTGAACGCATGAATCTCGCCAAGGCGATGAAACAGGCCGAGGCAGCCCTCGCTGAGGCGAAGTTCTCTTAATCCTGAGGTTCGCTGCGCTCAATCTCTTCTTTACAGGAGTGAAAAGGTTTACCATACGGGTTTTCCTTGCAGAAGTGTGTATTTTCTGACTAAAAAATACAATTAATAATAGATTTCTGTAAAATCTATCCACAAAGCTCGTTTATTAGGATGTTCCTGAACTTTGTTTAACAAGCTGTCGGGCCATAAATGCCGAACAAATGTGTTTATTCTGTTGGTTTGACAACTTCCAAAGTATTTGGTGCATGTTCAGGTGGACTGTAAATGGTATACAATTTTAATCCTCGGCGAGAAAACGCAGTAATATTGTGTTCCATCCCTGCAGCGATAATTATAGAATCTCCCGCTCGAATTTCTGAAGTTTTACCATTAATCAAAACTTCACCGTAACCACTTTCGACTTTGATAAATTGTGTTGTCTTTGGATGAACTTCCTTTCCTATACTTTCTCCGTAACGAAGACTCATCAGTACTAATTGTAGTTCATTTGTAGTATACAGGACTTCTCTATAGTTCTTGTTTTCTTTGGTGATACGTTCGAGTTCGAAAAGGTTATCCATTTTCAAAAGTTGGCAAAATGATAGATTGAGCATCTCTTGATTCTGTTGTCACGGGGATCTTAATCAAAAATCTGTAGAGACCATCATTTTCGCTAAATATCATCATTTTAAATCTATACTTGTAAATGAGTCGACTATTTGTTCATTGAAATTAAAAATAGAAAAAATAACTTCTAAAATTGAATGTTTTTGGAGGCTGCAGAAAAATAAAACTGAGGGCGAAGACAAATTAATGGATTCTATTTCCAACGCTGTTAACCAGGAACACAAGTCTGCCGACGCTGTTAACCAGGAACACAAGTCTGCCTACGCCGTTTACAGTGACGCCTGTGCAGTCCTCTGTAAAGTGGAGGAACGCCTTGCTGAACTCAAAGCTGAGATTGATGCATTCTATGTTTCTTATGAAGCTGTTGAAACGGTGTTCAGGTCGGCTGACGTTGTCGAGGATGAGGCTCAGCGCGATGTTGAAGATGCCGTGGCTACGGGCGATGATTTAGCCTTGGCTTCGGCTAGAAAGGCTGTTGAGGCTCTCCGTGCTGGTCGCGAAGGCCGTCGGCTTGCCTACCACGAAGCCGGTAAGCACTTGAATGAATTATCACGCAAGTACAAGACAGTATTTGCTGAATGCAAGGCTGCTGAGCTCGCTGTCGAGAATGCCGATCGTGTTTACAGGGCTGCTGAGATTGAAGTCTTTTCACCCGCGTGAGGACAGGGCTCCCATGTCCCGTGCACAACCGCCTCTCCTTTACAGGAGTTAAGGTTGAAATTCCTTGCAGAAGTGTGTATTTTCTGACTAAAAAATACGATTTAATTTCTACTGTAAAGAACGTGAACTAGCTGCTCATCTCTCAAAAATATAAGCGTTTCTACAGAGCGATAAAGTTGTAGTTCAAAATTGATGCAACACAAAGCCATGAAAAGTAAATCAACATCAAGAACAGATAAAGACCACTTTCGGGGATTTGAAGAGTGTAAATATACCAAACTTGAACAAGTGTTACAAGAGCGAGAAGAATAATTACAATAAATGATGCATTGAATTGGAATCCATAGAAGAAAAGAACTGTCCAAAGTAAATTCAAAGCCATATTCAAGTTGAACAATACGAATAATGTGTTGTCTGCAGGCATTTTTGTCCAGACATAAAGGTAGGAAAGATAGATGAAAGACCAAACAACTCCAAAGATCCAAGACTTTGGTTGATAAACAGAAAGGGTCAAGTTTTGATATTGTTCTGACCTAACACCATAGTAGGTAATTATTGTTCCAACGATCCAAACAAATGCAACAACAAGAATTTTGTAAATGTGATCTGAAAGAGCCATGTTTTTACATTAACGAATTAAGCTGCTCTGATAAATTAACATAACGAAATTCTGTCACGAGATTCGGGATAGGAGAATGCTTACTTTCAAACATAAATTGATAGAATCTAAAATCATGTACCAAATCAATCGTCTTCTCAACAACACAACGTCCACTAACATGTTCAATGCTGCTGTCAACAGCAATGGGACTAGATTCATTGTAGCCGATACACATCTTCCAGATCTGTCTACCGGTGCACTGGTATCTCAAACTGGATCTTTCAAGGTGTATGATGTCAAGTATGACTCAGAAGGACACGTTTCATGTATGAGTCAAGTTGGACAGACTGTTATTGGTGAGGCTGACGAATCTTTGGGAATGGGTGTTGGTATTAGTGGCGATGGGTCGATGGTTTTGGCAACTTCTAATGTAGAAGTATTTAAAGTCTACAAGTACAATCGTGCTACCAGCAACTGGGACGTGATTTTCTCAGCGGGTGCTACAAGTGTTTTGGATGGCCCGATTAGTATTATGGGTATTCGTTACGATCTTGATTTTAAGATCATTATGACGGCAAATGTTAGCCCTACAGGTGACACCCGGTTTGTCTATCATGTCAAACAAAGCAATGAAGGCGCCGTGACGTGGGTGTGCCCAGAATTTAGCACAGATCCGGTTATTTTGGAGAGATTTAGCCGTATCCGAGGCCTGTGGATGTCTGACTGCATCATAAATAATGAATGTATAGTTGTTAATCTTCAGGCCACAAATCCTGAAACCAGTGCTATAAGAATTTTGGTTACCAAGTTTAACGAGGACAGCTTTTCTGATTATGGTTCCATTACAGAATTTGCTTCTGATGTTGACACAAACGAATATCGTGGCATTTCTGTTACCGTTAATCGTAAAGGCACTCACATTGGTGTTAGTTATTACAAAGAAAATAAGGTACACCTCAAGATATATGCTGTTGATGTCGATTTGAATTGGAATATGGTCAAACAGTTCTCTTTTGCTCTTGACACACCAAACTCAGAAAGATCTTCTCAGGTTATTTTCGATGACTCTTTGGTCGGCGCATCACTTAACAGTATTGCAATCCCAGGTAAGATGATGATTGCCGTAGCTAATGGATTTTCTAGCGACAAACTTTATGGTATTTATACTAATAGCTGTCATCCAGTCACAGGTGAGTATTCTACGTCTCGAGACGTGAGCTTTGGAGAGCGTTTGGATTCTCTAACAGGGAATGTATTTGAGTTGATTTCTTTCGGAGGAACTGTTTCCAAGAATTTTAAGACAGTCTTGGCAGCTTTTGCTGGTCCGGCAGTAGTTGGGGTGCCTTACGGGCCTGCGCATGGGACATCTTTCCCGGTAGAAAGGATTAGTAATGTCGGAGATTTTAACTCAGACGGCATTAGCATTGCCTTGCTTGTTAAAGAATGCAGCAGCTCGTCTGCACCGGAATGTCATGCTTCTTGCGAAGGTTCAGTCGATTGTGGGGACCATGAAAATACAACGGTCACAATTAAAACAAGTAAGAAAATAACATTAACTCTATCAACATCGTAAGCGGTAGCTTAATAAAATTACATTAAAATTTATCCACATCAAAAATGGAAATTAACAAACTTTGTTAATTTCAAACTTTGTCGAATAATTCTGTTCCCAGTTGTATGTTTTAGTCAAAATATACGGAACAAATTCTGACGGGCGAAACAGCGTGCGACTCACACCTAAACCCACTCCCTGAAAAGGGAGAATTCCACTTGGGAATTTACCAGCAGCCTACCCAGCGATGGCGTCGTTGTACCTCTCGATGGCCCTGACAGCCTCGTGGCGAAGATCGCACATCTTCTGGTAGGTAGCATCGCGGCGAGCCTTGGCAGCTTCGTAAAGCTTCATCAGCACAACCATTTCGGCATCGGCATCATCGCGGCGAGCCTGGCATTCCGCCATCTTGTCGGGGACTTCTTCCATTGCCGCCTTGAGAGCAGCAACTTTAGCCTTCCCAGCGTCAGACATCGGCTGGCGGGCGTAGAAGCCTGGGTTGATCGGGCAATCGTGGGTGACATTGACACCTTCGCCGCGATCATTCTCATTGTGGGCGTAAAGACGTCCCGAGTCCTTGTCTCGGATATACATGACGCTCACGTCATCATAATGATGAGCAACGTGGTTACAAACAGGCTTCGCCGCGACGGCCTGGGGAGGCATAGCGTCCCCAGTGAAAGTAGGCGGCTGCATGGCAGCGGCAACAAAAGTTGGCGGAACAAGATTTGAAGACATTCCTCAAACGTTGAAGCTCGGTTTTGTAGTTTTTGACGTTCCGAGGTTGAATCAATTTAGACGTGTGTTTTTGAAATATTTCTTGTTTGATAATAAATATCCCTTGAATTTTAGTTGAATATACGCTACCAATGACCAAATTTTTGACAGTCGTCGAAGATTTCGCTTTGTAAAATTTTGGGTGAATGGTCGAAGCTTGCATCTACAAAAACTTAACAATTTTGTAGACGTTAATGAATGCATTACATTCATTGCTAAATTCTAGTCGAATATAGGATTATCAACTATACTCCAAAGACCTCGCAATTCTGGATCTTGTCTTGCTTGTGTGTAAATCTCTGTAGGTAAAAAATTCTTCATAATTTGGTTCCCAGTTATCATACCTAAAATGATCGTGATTTTCATATGTTCATACGTTTGCAAGTCGTGAATTTTGTCAAGATACATTTGATACAACTGTTGCAAATGTTCCAAAGGTGTAACCATTGACACTTCTGTGAAATGAAATTGTGGATATCTCGACATTAAATGGTGAAACTTCAATAGAAGTTCTCGTTTTGCTTTTGTAATGTTTTCTTCATCAGTAATTGGTGAAAGTTCTTCCTGATTGTGCATGGATTCATTGAGCATGAACTTTTCTGATAATTTTGTTATGTCTTCTAACGAAAACAATTCCCAAAGAGGTTTGAAAGTAGAGTCATATTTCCAAAGATCAACAACACCTTCTGACATTTTGCGTTTCAAAAACGCTAATGACAATTTAAGGACCCAAAGAATTGATTCTCTAGCCAAAAGATACTCCGTTTCTTTCTTAATTTTTTCAAAAGTTGGAGTCAGTTCTTTATCAAGAACATCCAATTCCAGTGGAATACCTTTGGCGAAGAAGTCGTTCGTATAATCTTTCATGCTATATGTATTTTTTGGACTGCCTAATAATTACCAAATGGTAATCAAATCTATATCAAAGTCTAAGGATTCAAATCCACATCGCAGTCTAGGAGTCAAATGTTTTGACATAGGTTCCATATTTAGTTTCATTCAAGAATTTAAGAATGTATAGGAAATTCTCAAGAATCTTGTTTTCTCTAAATCCGTGCATAGCTGATTCTAATTTTCCAAAAGTTAGCAACGCAGTGGCTTCTAAACATTTACCATCATTGATCAAGGAATTCAGATACATTATTAAATTTTGATTAATGTCGCCATGTTCTTCGAATATGTTCAGAACTCCTTGAACGCATAAGAAAAGATCAATTTCTTCTGGATATTTCTTCGCAGGAGATTCTCGAAGTCTTCGAATGTATTCTCTTATCTCTCCAGCGTATTCATTGATCGCGTAAAAATTTCCCGCTTTGAGTTTGGACATGAATTCGTCTCGGCTAAAACTATCCTTGAAATCACCTGCAAAAGAATACCCTAAAGTTTCGTAGTACGTCTTGAATTGTTTGGGTCCTTCGGAAATAAACAATTGCAAAGACAAACTAAAGTCTTTGCATCTACCTCCTTTGGAAGCATCAAGAAGCCATATCCCTTTAGCATCAATATCTTTTGCAATTTTAGACATTAATGATTCGTAGTACTTCCCAGTCCTCGACTTTGTTGCGTAGAGAAAGTCAAGATATACATAATCCGAGAATGAAAAGACTGTGAACTTAGGAACACTTTCTAAGATGTCTTCTTCAAGAAAAGTGTAAGATTTCTCATCGGAATCGAGAAAGACTTCAATTGGTTCTTGGTCTGATTTTGAAACTGGTCTTAACTCGGCAATATTAATAGAAATATCATAATTTTCTCTAGGCGGTATTCTTTGTAACAAAAAGTTTGTTCCATTGTATTCGTATACAATATAATCAAAGTATTTTGGGAATTTTTCCAAAACTGTGTTGTAAGGAGTGCTGCCTGATGTTCCCATTTTAGTTTGTTGTTAATTGTCTGATGTTTTAGAAGATTCTTTAAAACTAAAGTGAACACAATGTGTTCACTTCAATAACATTTCACTATTTAATGCCTGTCGCCACAGATGCCTTTGGTATATTGTGTCGTCGTAGCCAGCTAACGTTAATATTTTTAAAATAAGTGGGTTGAGTCTAAAACAGTTGAAGAGAGTACTCATTGAACAATCTCTAATAATACTTTCAACTGTTGCGCCGAGAATTAACGCTACAACTGTCAATAGAAAACATCATATCTCGAAAAATACGAATTTCCAAGAAACATAATTTTGTTAACTTCGTTCAGGTTGCGTGAAAGATTCCAAGCCAGCTTGTTAGAAATGCTCAAATGTTCCGCTATATCTTCGGGAATACTTTGATACAACGTCACAAAATCAAAAACAGCATCAGCTATTTTGTTGAGAGACTGTTCGGTATTAGAGCTATCAACAGTCTTGCCCAACAGAAGATGATTGTAGGCTAAATCTGTAACCTTCACGCCCTGCTGACGTAACCGTTCACCAAGCTCTAGCGAAATAGACATTTTTAGCCCGGAAGTCCCAAGAGAGCTTTCAATTCAGCGATTGAAAGCTCTAAGGTTGGCGAAGACTTCATAGCGAGGCTTTCCACGTTCTTTCCTTGAAGTTTGTATACTCCTCCTGTAGAAGTTGTGCGGCTTTCGACAGGTTCGATTACTGTAGGTATGTATTTAGATGCACTAGACGGCATAGTAATACAATTGTTTAATTGGATAGCTATTGTTTAATTGAATATCAACACACACACATATAATAATTCAAAATTGTCTGTTGAGAATTCAGAAACATTTCTGGAATGAACAACAACATCGAACTCCCACAGACAACCCTTTCTAAAAATCTCGAACTAGCTCTCAAGGAAGTAGCAGAACGAGTAAATTTTCAGACCGAAGAACTCTCAGTATGTACCGGTGAAGACGACGCCGGTCTTAGCGACCAAGACGTTGTCGCCATATTGAGTGTTGGAGCAGCAACTCCTGTTATAGCAACGACAGGGACAATGTTCATCACAGGAACAATTGTTTCGAAGGCCGTTGCTACCGCTGCATTTGCTTCGTTTGGAGCAGCATCCATTATTGGAACCGGGATGTATTTTGGATATCAATGGATCATGAAAAGCTACAGAGAAGAAGAAAATCTTCGGAAAGTTCAACATTCCTTTGCTATAGAGAATCACCGGAATATCTTGAATCAAATTCAGGAACAAATACGAAAGATCAATGTCGTCAAGGAGCAACTTGAAAAATCTGGCGAGATCACCGTTAATGACATTCCGGTCAGATATCGTGAAAACGAATGTCCGATCGATCTTGAACCATTGGTTTCCAACGATCCGACAAAGCAAAGGAAGCTTGAACGGCTTCCGTGTGGACACATTCTTCATCAAGACTGTTACAATTCATTGATCCGATCTGGATCGGTTGTTTGTCCGTTTGATCGATCGAAGATATTTCCAAAAATCCCTGATCTTCCGGTGATACCAGCACCAATTCCCAAGTACACACCAAAGTCTTTAGGAGATTACATCAAAGGAAAAGTCTTGAAAGCATTTAAGATAGCAAAGGACATTGCGAGTATTGGCGCCATTCTGACAGGTTACATTGTTGGATCGACGATGATTTTCATTGGCGCTGGAACGATTGTGTTGTGGCTACCAACATTCGTTCCAACATTGATTTTCATCGGTGTTGTTAATGGTTGTCTTGCGGAGTGCGTGAAAGTTATTGTTTCTACCCTTGGTTTGGCTAGCGCTGTTTCCATTGGTGGAATTATTGTCTATTCCATTGCTGTAGAATATTCGCAGTCATTTGATGACTAAGTTAGTCTTTCTTTCTAAGACTTGTTTTGTTTAACCAAATTGGTTAAACACTCTTGGACTGTTAAAGAATACACGACATTTCACAACCATAAAACCAAACGAGTAACGCCCAAAGCCAAACTAAATTGAGACAAATTGTAAGTCCCCAAATGGTATAAGGAACCTTAAGCAAAAGACGTTCGTACTCAATGTAGTACGTAAACGTGATGATCGAAACAGCTGTGAAAATAACTTCAAGCAACATTTTCAAGACTCGTTAGCGTTAAACTAATTCAATTGTAGTCAAGAATGCAAATGTCTAAGAAATTGAATATCCCCAAAGCGGTCAAGACTACCAAACCTGCATTCAAGAATCGATGCCCACCGTTATCCGTCGTTGCGACAATTGCGAATATCGCGGCACTAAACGCTCTCGGTGCTTTTACCATCGGAAGCTTCATCAAGAAATCCATTACCCGCTTCTGACCGCCTTTCGCGGCGCTGTTCGTCTAAACAAGCGTAAACTTGCCGAGAAAATTCTTGATATGGAAGACTCCCAGAAGAAGTTCTTGATTGGATGGAGTCGTGATAGGTGTCTTGCCTATGCCGTTTACAAGAAGGCCTTCAAGGTGGCAGAAGTGCTTCTTCATAGGGGTGCAGACAAATCGGCACTGACCGACGGCTATAATGATTTTGATCAACACTACTATCACAAGATTCTCTTCCGAGTTGTTCTGAAAAATGATGTTGAACTTTTCACGTGGCTGATGAAGCAGCTTAAGCCGGAAGATTTTCGGAAAGATGTTGTCGAAGAAGCTTTCGACGAAGCTTTCGCTCGGAAGAAGCCCGAGATTGGTGCTTTGCTGATTGCACATTTCCCTGATGTTTTGGGAGATTTGAAGATCACTGATGACGAATGGACCGTCGATGCTGGCCGCACCCCTCCTTCCGAATCCGACTCAGAGTCTTCCATCGATGCCGATGACTCTGACACCGAATTTGGTGGCGAAGACTCTGATTCGGATTAGCTTTAACGTAGCTGATCTCTGCACAGAGAAATAAATGTAACGCATTGCGTTACACACTCTTTGAATATTGTTATTTGAATTAGAAATTTATAGGTTTATTCTTCAAATAAAAATAAAAATATAAGAAATAAGGTCAATAATTGAATTTCTTTCCACGCTCATGAATGTAAAACCTGTGCAAGTATCACTGTGAAAATAATGTCACTCCACACCACTTCAGATTCCACCGAAAAGCATACGAAAATTTATCCCTCTTGCATTCCGTACGTGGAGGCCCAGGAAAATTTAGCGAATGCCAGAGATCGGTATCTCGAGGCTGAAAAAATCCTTGCCAAACTTTGGGAGTCCAATCCTAACACCGACACCAAAGAGTATAAAGATGCCAAGGCCAAGCTCGATGCAGCTCTCGCTGACCGCAAGAAGTTCGCTGCAGAGTTCCTTCGGGTTAGCGAGTCTCATGCGGAAGCTATGATGAGCATGTGATGAACATCGAGTTTGATATCTCTATTCTAGGAATTTGTTCTTAGAATCTTAGAAGTGTGTATTTTCTGAGTAAAAAATACAATTGAAACACTTCCAAATTCTGAAAGATTTAGTATTATTTTTGTCAATGAATTAATACGAAGTAAATTTTACTTCGTTAACGTATGTCCAAGGCCATTAAAAATGGGTAACATACCATTGTATCTTCCGGTAGGTAATCTTGTAGCACCAACTAATACTACATTTGAGGAACGGCAATATCTTCTAATGGTCAATTTTTTGTCGCTAGCTTTGTTCCGATTCCTCCTGAAACAACAGGTCATGGTTTAGGCGTATACGAAATTGTCAATGATTCTTTCATTCAAAGATGATCGGATATTCCAAGCATAGGATCTTTCCAAATTGGTTATGTTGATATCAATGATGATGGAACAAGAGTATTTATTGCTGCACATCTTAACAATTTTATAAGTGCTTTCTACTACAATGGAACCGATTGGGAGTCTCATGGTGCATTCTTTACTGGATTCAATTACTCACAAATTAACAGCTTTGGTTGCAACAGTGAAGGAACTTCTTTCTATATCGCTGGGGCTCCAGGAGTTGTAAGTTTCTACTATGATTCTGATGGTAATGGTACTTGGATTAGTATTGACGAAAGAGAATTCGCAAATGATATTAATCCAATTATTGGCACAGTTGTAGCTGTAACCCGAGACTTTAGACGTCTTATCGGAATTTCAAGAAACAATGGAACAGATGCTCGTGTTTATGATTGGAATGGCTTTAATTGGAATCAGCTAGGACAAAGTTTATTTCCCAATAGTCGATGGGACAATGTCGGTATAGCATCTGATGGTAGAACTGTTGTTCTTTTTGACAGCGATTTGACTCTCGTCTATGACAACAATACTGGTGATTGGGAACAACGTTCAGGTATTGAAAATGGTCAATCAACAGACTACAATTTAATTTTGAGCGATAGCAAGAATCTTTTGTTAACCGCAGGTCTATATTCTCATGAGAATTGTGGATTTTATGATTGGAATGGATCTTTCTGGAATCTAAGCTACGATCTTCCTTCTGAACTTCCACTGTATTATATTAATACTGTGAATATTCCTAATGTAAATGCTCTTGAAATTCGAGGAATCGATGGAAATAACATTGCATCAATGTCAAGTACTGGCTCGTATTCATTTATTCCTGTCAAGATTGATACGACAGCAGGTCGAGAAGATCGTTTAACGCTTATCAAACGTACTCCTCCATCGTCTTCGAAAATTACTGCTAATGATGACAAAATTGTGTTGAATGTTCATCCAACAAACCAGACGAAACTAATCGCTGATAATAGTCTTCTTCAAAATGACAGTTATACTTCTCCTCAAGTTCAAAACTCGGGTATTGTTACTGTTGATCCTGGTGAAGCGGCAGGGTTTATCGGAGTTGATAACAAGCCTGAAGTTCCTTCAGGATTTGCTGTTACAACTATCGGATTCGAGTACAGAGTGACTGACTACGAAGGCGTTCAATCCAATTCGGCTAACATATTAATAATTACAACTAGTTTTGGACCTCATGACGAGGATGAAATTCCTGTTATTCCACCGATTCCTATAGGCCAAACAACTCAAATGATTCCAAGTAATTTAATCTACGACACCATTCTAAGAATTACGGATGCGGTCGAGCATATTGGTGACAACTTGATGATTCGTGTGTATTTAAGTTCAGATCCCCAAAACCCAATTTTATTAGTTAGTGCTGCCGATTTCTTTCAACAAAAAGCTATCAATCCATTGTATGGAGAAATTTCAATGACTTTTAACGGGGCTCGTCAAGATACTATTAATATATTCTATTCGTATGAAGACTATTCTTATGAAGTAAATCGAAATTTTGTTGTAAACTCAAGTAATGCACAAGTTCGAAACAGGAGAAGTTATTTTCCAAATCCTTTATTAGAAGTGCAACCAGCAACGCCAACAAGTCTTGCGACATTTATTTCGAATAACATTGTAACTATTACAGCTGTTGTAGCTATATTTGGTGTATTAACACTGCTATTACTTGGGATTATTTAGTCCTTGATTTTGTTAGACTTTTGTTTAGACGTTTTGTCCAATTTTTTGAATGTTTATAACATAAACATTTGTTAGCAACGGAATACTTTGTTTCTTAAAGTCTTTACAATCTAATTATTTAAACGGTTGAATACATTTCCTATTGAGAATGTCGATAAAATATTTATCAAAGATGAAATGCTGCCGAAAAGCTTTCTAAATTGAATGTCTCCAAGATCCGTAGAAATGTAAAATCTGACAACGTCTGAACGCCTCATGCCTTCAAATTTTGTTCCGTTTTCCTTCGTGGGTACGCCCATCCCTCCGACATTCCTTGGCAAGGTCCCGGACGACTTTTCGAACGCCGATCTCGATGCCGTGTGCAATCACCCTTGCCATGCCATGGATGATTCCGCCGACTGCATGCGAAGCTACGATCGTCGTACCGGCCACCTCCTCTTCATCGAGGGTAACCGTACGATTGACGCTACTCACGACTGCCCTATGCGGCCCGGCGAATACGACGCCAGGCCGATCGACCCTGCAATCCTTGAGAAGGCTCTTGCTGATGCCGAGCAGGCAGTCATTGTGGCTGAAACCAAGTACCACGACGCGTGCTTTGTGGAGTTCGACCTCAAGCATTCGCTGCGCAAACTCATCAAGAGTGAGTATGGCGATAGCAAGCGGGCTGACCTGTACAAGAAGTTTACGCTCTGCTGTGACATCATTTCAGCCTACAAAGCTCTTGGCTCGGCTAGACCCGGCGATTTGGAATGGCAAAAACTGTGCATCTTCACCCAGAATCACTATTTGCGTTACAAAAAGTCTATGGAGGACTCCAAATTTACTTTGGCCGATATCGAGAAGTTTCGCGACGACGCCAAGGCTGCCCTGAACTCTACCGACGGTATCAAGGCTATCGAGGCCGCCAAGGCTGCCTACGCCAAGGCTATCGAGGCCGCCAAGGCTGCCTACGAAGTTGCCATGGACGTCTTGACCGATCGAGATTTTCTTGTAGCAGCCAAGGCCGCGCGGGATGCTCGTCGTCATTAAGCCTGACCGTCTCCTATTCCGTGAGCGTGTTTTCATCGCTCCAGAATCTTAGAAGTGTGTATTTTCTGAGTAAAAAATACAATTACAACATTTCTAATACATTCTTAACACATTAAAACTTTTCGAATCATTTTTTCTTTACTAAATATTATTTTTAGATTTATATCTAAATTAGTCGAATAATTTATTGATTTAAATTAAAATAGAAGAAATAACGTTCAAAATTGAATGTTCTTAGAAACCTCAGAAACGTAAAATTGTGAGAAGTACAGCACACGATGGACACTTACGAACAGACATGCGAATTGGCTGACAAAGCTCGTAGAGACGCCACGACTAACCTCTGTCGTGTTGAGTTTCGCATTGTTCGAGCTGCTTTCGAATACGAATCGGCCTTGCAAGCATACCATTCTGCCGAGAAGAATTTCCAAGCAGAGGAGGAAAGGAACTCCTACCTTCATGTTGCTTTCGATAATGCGAAAGCTTCTAAGGGTAAGGCTCAAGCTAAGTACGATGGGATTCTATCAAATCTTGGTCCTGAACCCCACTTGATTGATCAAACCAAATTGGCTGAAATCAAGCAAGCATGGGAAGACTTCAGTCAAGCACTGGGTTGGCACAAACAGGCCTGTGAAGCCTTGACATTTTCTGATATCCTGTTGGAAACGCTCAGGGCTGCCTTCGCGGCAACCAATGGACCTTGCGAGGCTGCAGAGTGCAAGCATCGTGAGGCAAAGGCCGAACTTGCGACGGCTGAAGAAGAAGTCGCGAAGACCAACAAGGCTTACACTGTCGCTATCTCCCAACGGTGAAAGTATCGTAGGCTTGATAGTCTCCTATTCTTGGAGCGGGGGTTTCCTTGTTCTTAGAATCTTAGAAGTGTGTATTTTCTGAGTAAAAAATACAATTACAACATTTCTAATTCTATGACTTGTTCTTACTATAACATATTCTTACCATAGTTTATATTAACAGTAGATTTTTTCTAAATAGATTTATATAGACAAATTGGTCGAATAATTTATTGATTTAAATTAAAATAGAAGAAATAGCGTTCAAAATTGAATGTTCCTAGAAACGCTAGAAACGTAAAACTGATACAATTGCAAACAATGGAACCTTCACAAAGTTACGACCACCACAACCAGACGGTGATTTTGACTTCCAGAGCTTTTGATGCCGCCAAGCTCCACCTCTTTGGTGTCAAGTTGCGCATTGCTCAAACCACTCACGATTACGAATCGGCCGCGCAAGCATACAGTTTGGCCAAGGAGAATTTCAATTCAAAGGCTGAAGAGTTAAGTCCCTTTGAATATGCTGTCAATGATTGCTACGACTTGGTACGAGATGCTCAAGCTAAGTACGACGAGATTCTGTCAAATCTTGGTCCTGAACCCCACTTGATTGATCAGGCCAAATTGGCTGAAATCAAGCAAGCAAGTGACAACCTCAAGCACGCGCAAACCTTGCGCGACGAAGCCCTTAAAGCCCAGAACGTTGCCGACATCCCGTTGAACGAGCTTCGTGAGGATGTCCGTAAAGCTAGGCAAGTGTGCGATGATGCAAGGCGAAAGCGCGACGAAGCAAAGGCCGAACTTGCGACGGCTGAAGAAGAAGTCGCAAGTACCGATCGTGCCCGCACTGATGCGTTATGTGCCCGGTGTTAGTAAGAATCGTCTCTTATTCTATGAGCGTGTTTTCATCGCTCCAGAATCTTAGAAGTGTGTATTTTCTGAGTAAAAAATACAATTGCAACATTTCCAAAATGATTTTAAGATCGCATTCGGATTAAATAAAGACCATATTTAGCATACAGATAGTATTTAGAATAAAGATCATGGCACATCGAGATATTTTAGCAAAGCTAAGCAGCAATCACTTTTATGTGGTCAATCCAAACCCAGAGCTACCTTGGCGATTTTCGAAAAAGCATAGTCGTGAAACTAGACTCCCAGTTTTAAAGCATCGGCCTAATTTGGTACCTAGATTCTCAAGCAAAGCCGAAATCGAGTTAGTTACATCAACAAGACCTGGATTTAAACTGCCACCGGTAGCAGACAAGGCTGTTAAAAGTTTTGTACTTTCATCTCCCAGTGCATCTTTCAACAGGCTTCTTGTAGATGAAAATCTTTTTGCAGATTCGCCTGTGGTTATTTAGTATTGTCAAATGCTCAAAGAAGACGATTCTATTGACGAATTGTTCATTAATAATCAAAATACAGATAGAATAAATCTAATAATTATTAGATTTATATTTGCCTTTAACAACTTTGTTAATCTAAAAACAATTGGATGGCGAATGGAACATTCTGATGACAACTCTGACTTCGTTAAAATTGGAGAAGTTGCCAAATATTTTGGGGTTACAACACAGTGTATCAGAGAATGGGAGAAATCAGGAAGAATTAAGTCGAAAAGAACAGCTAAAGGAACAAGACTCTTCAAACTTTCCGAGTATCAGTCAGAGAAATTTTCTGAACCCGACAGATGTAAAGTCTTCTATTGCAGAGTCTCTTCCGCCAAGCAGCGAGGAGATCTTGACAGACAAATCTCTCTCGCAAGAGAAAAATATCCCGAACATGAAATCGTCAGCGATATCGGATCCGGGCTTAACTGGAAAAGGCCAGGACTTAGAAGAATCTTGGCGCGAGCATCAAAAGGAGAGATACAAGAAGTTGTTGTCTTTCACAGGGATAGACTATGTAGATTTGGGTTCGAAATCATTGAATACATCTTTAGCCTCAACAAGACAAGACTTGTGGTGCACGAACAAGACGAGCATAAATCTAGAGCCGAAGAACTTTCTGAAGACCTCATGGCTATCACACACGTCTTCTCATGTTCCTACTACGGATCAAGGAAATATAAGAGCAAAGAAGGTGAAGTTTCTACCAAACAAGACCCAGAAGAAGATTCTCAAGATGTGGATTGATCATTATAGATTTACATATAATCAAGCGGTTGAAGCTAGCAAAGCTAATGGATATACAAGCAACCTTAAAGAATTTGACTTAAAGAAGTCTTTAGTTACCGAGAAGAATCTCCCTGAAAAGCATAAGTTTTTAACCAAAACTCCTTACGATATAAGAGCTGCTGCTGTATTCGAATTATGTTCAAATCACAAAAGCGAAGTGACCAAGAATCTTAAGTATTATTACAAAAGATTGTCGGATTTTAAGAAAGAACTTTCGAAGAAGATTGATGCCAAAGAGAAAGCTAAAACTGAGAAGACCAAGTTAAAACATCAGGATAGAATAAACGAACTCGAGAAGCTTATCGAGGATTTGGAAAAGAATCCTACTTACAATCCTGATATCAAGTTTAAGCAAAAGAAAGCTAAACGAATCGTAATGGACATTACGAAAGCCAAATGTGATGTTAAAAATGGATCTATTACAATCTTTAAACGTACGTTAGGTAAACTCAGGACTAAAGAAAAAATTGATGATCTTCAACATGACATTAAAATAAGTTGGGATAAATCCAGTGGTTGGTACTTGATTATACCTTATACAAAACCTGATGAGAGGTCGCAAAATCCATCTGCCAATTTCATAGCTATCGATCCTGGATATAGAACTTTCCTAACTGGTGTTGATTCCAATGGACGTATTAGGGAATACGGCGCAGGTTGGTATAATGATTTGAATAAAAATGTTGAGACATTAGATTGTCTCAAAGAAAATATGAAAACACAAAGAGAGAATTCTAAGAATCACTCTTATTCTAACAAGGAACGTCAATATTACAGGGTATTGTCTTTGAGAACCAAGAAGACAATGCAAATGTGTGAGACGAAAATCTTGAATAAAATCAATTACATGCACAAGAAATTTGCTAGGCAGTTGTTAGATGAATATGAGACGATTCTTCTTCCTAAAATGAATTCGAAGAACATGGTTAAACAAGATCTCAGTCCTAAAATCAATAGAATGATAATGATGGGTGCGCAGTCTAAATTTCATGATTATATTTCTTTTCAAGGTAAAGGACGAGTGGTGAAAGTTGATGAGAAATACACTACCAAGACTTGTGCTAAATGTATGGTAAGGACTGATATACAAGCTTCGAAAATTTTCTCATGTCCCAGTTGCATGTACACTGCTGATCGTGATATTAATTCTGCGATCAACATCCTAAACAAAAATTTTGGTGTATTTCGGAATACACCAACGGTAGATAACGCCGATGCTTGCTAGAAATAGCAAAAGAGCTTAGTTTTCTGAAGGATCTTAGATTCTTTAGATTTTATGTTATCAGCTGATATGCACGATATGTGCATCGATAATGAACATAATATGTTCATTATTCCTTCAAGTATATTACATATACGCCATCCAAATCCTTTGTTAGTTGAAACCGCTTGATGGTGGTGGGTTAACATGAACGAAAGTCGTTGTAATTTCATGAAGAGCCGTGTGTAAATGCAATGGTCCTTCTGGTACAGATTCCAATGGTGCTTGTAAAGCCGGCTGTTGTACTGAGAAGAAGTCGGTATGCAATGGTTGAGAAGGGTACATCTGTGGATGTTGAAGAATTGGTGGATGATAAACCACATGTCCTTCTGAAGGTAACCCGTTAAAGAATGTCTGCGTCATTGGAAGCGAGGGTCTGCGAAGAAGTCTGAATGTCAGGAAAGCAATTCCTGTAGCAAGCCCACCAAGAAGTGCAGCTCCAATGACACTGGCAAGAACAATTGTCGTTACCTTCCATCCAGAACTTGTTTTGGGAGGGATTTCACATTCTTGACGAAGCAGTTCAGGGCATTGTACCCCGGAAGGATACCTTGTGAAATCATCAGTAACTATTCCGTGCCGAAATCTGATCTGAGTTGTTTCGGTTAGGTCAGACGGGGTTTCGAAAGTGTCTTTCGCTTTCGAAAACAGAATGCATTTGTTAAAGACAGGCCGCCACCAACAGTATGGTAATTGCATACAACTTTCAGGAGAATCCATAATGTTGATGCAATTGATCAACGCTTGTGAGACAACATGTCTCGAATACTTCGCGTATTTTGTCTGCTCAGATATTCTAAGGACAAAGCTAGTCGATGAATGATCCGTATAGTGGTAATCACACAAAGTATCTTCTGGCGGAATTGTATGAATTACAAATGCGTCACGATGCCCATAGATAAGAAGATTCGAATAATGAAACTCGGCACTAACGTTGGTACGAGCACCAAGATAAGCAATATATCCAGTTGCCGAAGGAACATCTTCTGACTTTCTACAGCTATTCGATTCTTTCCAACCTATGAAGTTGCAATAATCTTTGTAACTATTCTTTTCATAAATCATTGCCATATTTTGAACGATCATTTTCGCAGATACATTCAACTGCCTGCTAACAGACAATCCAAGGTCTCTGCAAACAGTATCGTCAAGGCAAAGAAATGAATTGTAGGGGATGTAATCAATCACTGGTTTGTTGTTAAGAACTGAAACTCTGACAGGGCTAGCTACACGCATATACGTATTGGTCGTCATGAAGAATTTCGTCTCTGGTTGGTAAATACAAGAATCTAGGTAATCCATGGTTGAATTGCCTTCTGGACTGTTCCTGCTCACGTATCTGACATTGATTCGATTCCTGGTTGTCTTCGATTGGAAGTTGTACTCTTTCAGCTTTGGAAGCTTGTGGAAAGGAACAACGTAAACGATTTCCGTAAAAGGATGACTACCGGTAACGATACCGTCATGGAATCTATCAATGTAATCTTCCAAACCCCAATCAGAAACTACGAGCCCTAACGGTGCTTCCCAAAGATCAACAAGTTTTGCTCCATGGATTAGAAATTCTTTTGAGAAAAGAGTTTCAGGAATGTTTGTTGAAGCATAATTCCCAAGGACGTTGGAAGAAGATTTGTACGTATTCTTGAGATTAAGTTCTGAAATCAGTTCACTCAATCGATAGTCATATGGGATGTTCCGGAATTCAGAATTCTGGTCTGTTTCGAGACGGTATACGAGATTGATAAAATCAACGTTAGTGTGATTGTAAATCGCATTACCATTGATATGATTCTTCAAAGCCGGACTAACTTCAGTCATAATCATGTCCCATCGATCTCCTTTGTATTTTGACCCAAGAACTGTGAACGGCGCGTTAGCGTTGACTTCAGCTGCGAGAGCATCAAGGAAACCGGATTTACGAACAAGAATATCCATTTCCAAGAGAATCCAAAAACTGTACTTCTTTTGACTAGTAATGTAACGATTGATCTCAATGAATTGACGATTCGGTCCCGAAACCCATAACGTATTTGTTGAATAGTTTTGAGGTTCATAGACGTCTAAGGTATCACTGATGCCTGAGCTGTGGAAAATCAAGTCTTTGAAACACTTTGACCAAGACAGATTCGTCCAATTGTTACGGAATTCTTGAAGTATAGCATCAACAGAGCCGCTAATATTTTGAGAATAGCTCAAGATCAAGTCTGTGTCTGATGTATTGACGCATGGACTGTACGTATTCCAAGAATTAAAGGAATTAACCAAACGTTGATAGTCTTTCTTGCTGAAGGGTCTAACAACAGCCGAAGTGACAACGGTGTTAATACCGTCACTAGGCGATGTCGCAAAGACGTTTGTGAAGATAAGTGCTAAAGCAATTATGAACATGATGGAATTTGAACGTTCTGGTTGAGATAAACAATTCAATATTCTTGTTTCTATTAATAACTTAATATTCTTGTTTCTATTAATAACTTAATATTCTTGTTTCTATTAATAACTTAATATTCTTGTTTCTATTAATAACTTAATATTCTGGTTACTGTGAACATTTTTTGACTTTAGAACACACTATCTACATGCCAATTCTATAATCTCGTAAATCTTTTACCACAAAATGTCGATACAATAATTGTCTAAAGTAAAATATTCTTAAAAATGGTGTTCAAATTGAATATCTCGAGAGATTCGAGAATATAAAATTCTATAACTTTTGAACGCACCATGTCTTCAACTCCCGTTTCTATTGAAGCTCTCGAGGCTGCCCTCGAGGCTACTTTCAAGGCTGCGCTCGAGGCTGCCCGCGTCACCGACGACATCGCCAGCAAAGCTAGCTTTGATACGGCTCGAGCTGAGGCTAACGCTACATTGAAGGCATCACTCGATGCTGCAGAGTTAAAATTCCAACGAGAATGCTGGGATGCTCAAATGACGGCCAATACTGATGCCGAAATGATTGCTGGCATTGATACCGCCAAGCTCCACTTCAAAGCCGCCAAGGAGGCTGCCCACGAAGCCCACAGAATGGCTTTCGATAGGGCACCCCCCTTGGCCCCCTTGGCCGTCTTGAAGGCATCACTCGATGCTGCAGAGTTTAAATACCAGCGAGAATGCTGGGATGCTCAAATGGCGTCCAGTTCTGATGCCGAAATGATTGCTGGCATTGATGCCGCCAAGCTCGACTTCAAAGCCGCCAAGGAGGCTGCCCACGAAGCCCACATAATGGCTTTAGAGAGGGCACCCCCCTTGGCCCCCTTGGCCGTCTTGAAGACTGTTCTTGATTGATCTCGATCTCTCATTCTAGAAATAGAATCTTAGAAGTGTGTATTTTCTGAGTAAAAAAATACAATTGCAATATTTCTAGAAACATCTAGTTTTCAAATTATCTTTCAAAAATTAACAAAATGATAGTTCAACACCGAAGCAACACAGAGCCAAGAAAAATAAATCAATATCAAGAACAGATAAAGTCCACTTCCAGGAATTTGAAGAGTGTAAATGTACCAAACCTGAACAAGTGTTACAAAAGCAAGAAGAATAATTACAACAAACGAGGCATTGAATTGGAATCCATAGAAGAAAAGAACTATCCAAAGTAAATTCAAAGCCATGTTCAGATTAAATAATATGGATAATGTATTATTAGCAGGCATCTTTGTCCAAACATAAAGGTAAGAAAGATAGATGAAAGACCAAACAACTCCAAAGATCCAAGACTTCGGTTGATAAACAGAAAGAGTCATGTTTTGATATTGTTCTGACCTAACTCCATAGTAGGTGATTATTGTTCCAACGATCCAGACAAATGCAACAACGAATATCTTGTAAATATGATCGGAAAGAACCATTTGCGCTTTTTCATTAACAAACTAATTTAGTTAGTTCTACTAATTTAACAACGCGTATCGTCACGAGATTCGGGATAGAAATACGAGATTTTTGGAACATAAATTGACAGAATCTAAAATCATGTACCAAATCAATCGTCTTCTCAACAACACAACGTC